CATCAGTGACAGCTTCAGCGGTTTCAGTATCGATGGTGTGGCGGATTTCGTGCAGAACGACGTTATCGGTAATGCCAGCATAATGCTGGGGTATGTTTCTGATGCGATGAAAGTGGTGGATTCTGCCGTATCGGATGCCGCCAGGCTGTTGCAGGGGGATATCTCGGTACTTCTGCCGCCGCCATCGTCAGGCAAAAATTTCGTTGAGCAGGTGCAGAAAATGTGGCGTACCGGGAAACTCCTTTATGGTAACGCCAGCGACCTGGTCACCATGATCAAAACGCTTTCCGGTGTCAGCCTCGGCAGCGATCTGCAACCGCGCGGCGTCTGGAAAACGGACAGTAAAACCACCGCCACGGCGACGCAGCAGCGTAACGTGGTTGCCAGCACCCTTCGTACGACCGCAATCAGCGAAGCGGCGTATGCCGTTACCCGATTGCCTGCGCCAACAACTTCCGCGGTGATGCAGAATGCCGCAGTGGGGCAGGCAACAACACCCGCGCAGAGCACTTGCTGGCCTTCCGCCACGCATCCGGCACTGAACAATGCACCGGCGGTGAAAAACACGGTTGACCTGCCGACGTGGGAAGAACTGACTGACATTCGCGACACACTGAATACGGCAATTGATAAGGAGTTGTCCCGTACAACCAGCGATGCGCTGTTTCTGGCGCTGCGCCGGGTGAAAGCAGATCTGAATGTGGATATCAACACGCGCCTTGGACAGTCTGCACGGATCATTCAGCGCACACCGGATGAGGTTTTACCCGCGCTGGTGCTGGCGGCGACCTGGTTTGATAACGCGGCGCGTGACGCGGACATTATCCGGCGTAATGCCATTACGCATCCCGGCTTTGTGCCGGTGATCCCTCTGAAGGTGCCAGTGCAATGAACGATAACGTCACGCTACGGGTAAATGGCCGGGAGTGGAATGGCTGGACATCGGTGCGCATCGGTGCCGGTATTGAACGGCTGGCGCGGGATTTCAGTGTGGAGATCACCCGCCAGTGGCCGGGAGATGAGGGTATCACCACGCTTCAGCCGCGCATTAAAAACGGTTCAAAAGTGGAAGTGCTGATTGGTGATGAGCTGGTGATCACCGGCTGGGTGGAGGCGACGCCCGTTCGTTACGATGCCCGTTCGGTCAGCACCGGTATTGCCGGACGCAGTCTGACCGCTGACCTGATTGACTGTGCAGCCGAACCGACACAGTTTAACGGACGATCGCTGGTACAGATTGCGCAGGCGCTTGCTGCGCCTTTCGGCATTGAGGTGGTGAACAACGGTGCGCCGTCGGGTGTTATTCCTGACGTCCAGCCCGATCACGGTGAAACGGTGATTGAGGTAATCAACAAAATACTCGGTCAGCAGCAGGCACTGGCTTACGACGACCCGCACGGCAGGCTGGTGATTGGTGGTATTGGCTCAACGCGGGCACATACTGCGCTGGTACTCGGGGAAAACATCCTTTCCTGCGATACGGAGAAGAGTATCCGGGAGCGGTTTTCTGTTTACCAGGTGGCGGGGCAGCGTGCCGGAAACGACGATGATTTCGGTGAGGCCACCACCACCGCGCTGCGGGCCCGCACAGAGGACGCATTTATTGCCCGTTACCGTCCGATGTATATCAGGCAGACAGGGCAGGCTACGGGGGCAGGCTGTATTGCGCGTGCTGACTTTGAAGCCCGGCAACGGGCGGCGCGGACGGATGAAACCACCTATGTGGTGCAGGGCTGGCGACAGGGTAACGGTACGCTGTGGCAGCCCAACCAGCGGGTGATTGTCTTCGATCCGGTCTGTGGTTTTGACAATACCGAACTGCTTGTCTCGGAAGTCACGTTTACTCAGGACCAGAATGGCACTCTGACGGAAATCCGTGTCGGCCCGCCTGATGCTTATCTGCCTGAACCCGAAGACCCCGGCGCGCGGAAAAAGAAAAAAGCCAGAGTACAGGAGGACCCGTTCTGATGAGGACGATTGAAGCCATGCAGCGACAACTCCTCGGCCTGATTGGGCGGGCCGTGGTGAAAAGCATCAGTGCCGCCACGAAATGTCTGACCGTGGATGTGTCCCTGATTGCCGGTGAACCCAAAGCCGGGGTTGAACATCTTGAACCCTACGGTTTTACCGCAAGGGCAAACAGCGGTGCGGAAGCGGTGGTGTTGTTTCCGGATGGTGACCGTTCTCATGCGGTGGTTGTTACGGTGTCGGACCGGCGCTACCGCCTGAAAGGGCTGCAGACGGGTGAGGTGGCGGTCTATGACGATCAGGGGCAGTCCGTGACGCTGACCCGGGAGGGGATTGTGTGGACGGTGCAGGTAAAACGATCACGTTTCGCAATGCACCTGAAGCACGTTTTGAAATGGACCTGGAAGTGACCGGACAGGTGAAAGACCTGTGCGACTCCGGCGGCACCACCATGTCAGCGATGCGGCTTGCCTATAACGGGCATCGTCACAGAGAGAACGGTCAGGGCAGTAACACCGACAAACCTGATAAAGCGATGGAGGCATGATGGAACTGTGGCTGATGGTGAACGGTAAACGCACCTGCGCCAGCGCACCGCTGGATCCGCTGACCCGCGCCGTGGTGATTTCCCTGTTTACCTGGCGGCGGGCGGAGCCTGATGACAACGCCGACGTCCCGATGGGATGGTGGGGGGATACCTGGCCTGCGGTACAGAATGACCGTTACGGCTCCCGACTGTGGCTGCTTCAGCGCAGCAAACTGACCAATCAGCTGGTGCAGACGGTAAGGGGGTATATCCGCGAATGCCTGCAATGGATGATTGATGACGGCGTGGTGTCCCGTATTGATCTGGATATCCGCCGCACCGGGATTAATGAACTGGGTAACAGTATCACTCTCTGGCGTCGTGACGGACCGGTAATGATTTCTTTTGATGATCTGTGGAGTGCGATAACGCATGGCGGACAGTGAATTTCAGCGCCCGACGCTGGCAGAAAATATCAGTATGCTCCGTAACGATTTATTCGTCAGGCTGGACGTCAGCGACACGCTCCGGCGCATGGATGAAGACGTGCGGGCAAAGGTGTATGCGGCGGCGCTGCATACGGTCTACGGGTACATCGATTATCTGGCAATGAATATGCTGCCTGACCTGTGCGATGAGTCATGGCTGGCGCGACATGCTGCGATGAAACGGTGTCCGCGCAAGGGGGCCACGGCTGCCAGCGGGTATATGCGCTGGGAAGGTGTCAGCGATGGCCTGAAGGTGACTGCCGGGAGCGTGATTCAGCGCGATGACCTGGTTCAGTACACGGCAACTGCCGATGCAACCAGCTCCGGTGGTGTCCTGCGTGTGCCGATCACTTGCTCAACTACAGGCGCGGTCGGTAACGCTGACGACGGTACGGCATTAATCCTGGTCACGCCGGTGAATGGTCTGCCGTCTTCCGGTGTTGCAGATACCCTGACAGGTGGATTTGATACTGAAGAGCTGGAAACGTGGCGCGCCCGCGTCATTGAGCGGTATTACTGGACGCCGCAGGGCGGGGCTGACGGGGACTATGTCGTCTGGGCTAAAGAAGTGCCCGGCATTACCCGTGCATGGACATACCGTCACTGGATGGGAACGGGAACTGTTGGTGTGATGATTGCCAGCAGTGACCTGATTAACCCCATTCCGGAAGAATCAACGGAAACGGCGGCAAGACAACATATCGGGCCACTGGCCCCGGTGGCAGGCTCTGATTTGTATGTGTTCAGGCCGGTGGCGCATACGGTGGATTTTCATATCCGCGTGACGCCGGACACACCGGAAATACGGGCTGCCATCACCGCGGAGTTGCGTTCGTTCCTGCTGCGTGATGGTTATCCGCAGGGAGAACTGAAGGTATCGCGTATCAGTGAGGCGATTTCCGGTGCGGCACCGTCATTAACCCGCGTTCATCAGCGTGCGGATGCCCTGATGCGGGAGCTGGATCCGCGCACCACCACCGAACTGATAAATCGCTGGGAGCGTCTGTGCGGCCTGCCGGATGAATGTATTCCGGCGGGAACGCAGACCCTTCGCCAGCGTCAGCAACGGCTGGATGCGAAGGTTAACCTGGCGGGCGGCATCAACGAGGATTTTTATCTTGCACAGCTTGCTGCCCTGGGCAGACCAGATGCCACCATCACGCGATACGACAAAAGCACGTTCACCTGCTCATCGGCCTGTACTGACGCGGTGAATGCGCCGGAATGGCGGTATTGCTGGCAGGTCAACATGCCAGCCGCCACCAACAGCACCTGGATGACATGTGGCGATCCCTGTGATTCCGCACTGCGTATCTGGGGTGACACCGTTGTCGAGTGTGTGCTTAACAAACTCTGCCCGTCGCATACCTACGTAATTTTTAAATATCCGGAGTAATCCATGCATCGTATAGACACGAAAACCGCGCAGAAGGATAAGTTCGGCGCGGGTAGGAACGGTTTTACCCGTGGTAACCCCCAGACCGGCACACCTGCCACCGATCTGGATGATGACTACTTTGACATGTTGCAGGAGGAGCTTTGCAGCGTGGTGGAGGCATCCGGTGCCAGCCTGGAGAAGGGGCGGCATGACCAGCTGCTTACCGCGCTTCGTGCGCTGCTGTTAAGCCGCAAGAATCCGTTTGGCGATATCAAATCGGATGGCACTGTGCAAACGGCTCTCGAAAACCTTGGTTTGGGAGAAGCAGCTAAAAGGAATGTAGGTACAGGGGCGAATCAGATACCTGATATGAGCCTGTTCGCGTCAATTAATACCGTAACGGCTGCTGCGCAAAAATTTCCGTCTGGATTAATTTTACAGTGCGGTCAGTTGAATGGTGCCCCGAATGTATCTTCAACATACGGGATGAGGTTCCCGATGACGTTCTCAAGAGTCATTGCTGTCGTAGTTACATTGAACGTTACTGGCGCGGCTGGGCAGCCGACTGTATCGGCGACAAGTGTCCAGAACACTGGATTTAATATTACTGTGTCGCCCGGTTCAGGATACGGTTCATCTGCTGATGCGTATTACATTGCAATGGGATATTAACGAAATGTCATATTTTTATTCTGCATCGACAAACGGATTTTATTCGACTGAATTTCACGGCACCAATATTCCTGATGATGCAGTGGAAATCTCGGAATCAGAGTGGAAAACACTGATTAACTCACAGAGTGTCACAAAAATGATTACCTGTGGTGAGGACGGTCACCCTGTCATTGTTGACCGTCCTTCTCCAACACCAGAACAATTAGCCTTAATAAATGATGAAAAGAAATCTGCACTGATAGCAGAGGCAACGAATGTAATAGCTCCGCTTCAGGATGCGGTTGATTTAGGTATGGCAACAGATGATGAAACGAAACTATTACTGGCATGGAAAAAATATCGGGTGCTATTGATGCGTGTTGATATAAAAAATACAGAGTGGCCGAAAAAACCAGAGGAAAATAAATAAGGGGGCGTTATCGGATGAAGAAAGAGGCCGTTAATTATAACTGCAGATGCCCCCCCCTAAGTTTCGGGGGGGTTATTGATGCAAAACTTAGATCAATAACATTAAGTAACTACCATTCAACATTAAGGCTGTTTTTTTATTAATGTCATCGTCCATCCTGCAGGGTTGAACTTGAAAGAATACGATTCTCCTGGTGCTAAGCTTTCAAATTTTTTAACTTGCTCTTTCCACCCGTAATCTGGGAGTGGGGTAAGATTGAAAAAATATAAACATGAGATTAACGATGTTGTATATAACATCCATGGTAGGAATTTAAAGTGCAAGTGGGAAATATAGTTTAAGAAGTAAACCAATACAGAGTACCATATGATTGTTGGTATGACAGAATATCTTCCTCCGCCATGAATTAATAATGGCCATTGCTCACTTGTAGATGAAAGCATTGGTTTTGCTAGTGAAAACGTTAATGTTAGTATTGCGAAAACTATTGCCGAGCGCATGGGGTAATTGGAAACAATAAATGTAAAAATAGTGATGGAAAGACAAATCATTGTAATTGCAATGCAAATTGAATCATGATTCCATAAAGGTGATAAAAAGTCACCATTAGCCCATAAACCCAGAAAAACCTTTGTTGTTAATATTTTGCAAAGTGTTGCGAAATTAGCTCCAAGAACCATATCAACTCTGGTCTCAGAGGATGTCATAATAATAGAAATAAATTGAATCAAACAAATGGCAATGAAAACGTATTCGTGAGTGGTTATTTTTTTGTAGATAAGCGTTTTTGTATAAGTATATTTATCCCTACCATTGGAGCCATGAATACTATAAATGGACCACTTAGTCCACATATGATTATCGCTATATAATCGTGTGCTTTTTGATAATTGTTTGTAGGCTTTGGAGCTAACATAACAAGAAGTAAATATAGTGATAAATACCAATAATCATTAGTAACATTGGCGTGCACTTCTGATACTTCCGGCATTATTATAATAAACAAAGCAGTAAATATTCTTGGTGTTATGTTTACGTAACTAAATCTTCCAGAGAGTATGAAAGATACAAGCAATGCCCTAACAATAATTGCGGAGATGTTAAAAATTAAAGGGGCATACATTAAATTAAAATTTAATGATATGGAGGCAATAAGTTTTGATATGGTTTGATATGGTTTGATATGGTTTGATATGGTTTGATATGGTTTGATATGGTTTGATATGGTTTGATATGGTTTGATATGGTTTGATATGGTTTGATATGGTTTGATAATATCCATTTTGAGGGAATATCATTGATGTGAATATGCCATTATTGTATGCCATAGCATACCATACATGACCATCTTCTGCCCAAAACTGCGGTGTTCTGATTATATCAGGGCGGCGCAAATACATCAAAATAACCGCAATGAAAAATACAGCAATTAAGAAAAATAGTTTTTTTACATATGATGTTTTAAGGCTTTTCATTTTTGTTTCTCATTTTTGATGATGTATTTGGGACGATGTTTGCTTTCAATATAGATTCTGCCTATATATTCACCGAGAACACCAATCCCGATCAGCTGCACTCCACCCAAGAAAAGTATTGATACAAGCAGGGAGGGATATCCGCGAACTGGGTTGCCAAAGATAAGGGTGTCTATAATCATCCATGCACCATATAAAAACGAAATGCTTGCAACAAACAAGCCTATATAAGTCCATACGCGAAGAGGAAAGGTTGAAAAACTTGTGATGCCTTCCAGTGCCAGATTCCATAATTTCCAGCCATTAAATTTTGAGATGCCAGCAACACGCTCTGCGCGTACATATTCAACGACATCCGTCTGACCACCCACCCAGCTCAGTATGCCTTTCATGAAAAGATTTCGCTCAGGCAATAGTTTAATGTTCTCCACAACCTCACGAGACATGAGTCGAAAATCTCCGACATTTTCCTCGATCTTTGGAGTGCTTATTTGTTGTGTAACTTATAGAACCACTCAGCTGTCTTACGTTTCAGTCGTCCATCAGTTGAGCGGTCTGAACGTTTAGCAAGCACCATGTCAGCACCTGCCTGCCACTTTTCAATAAGATGAGGGATAACCTCAATAGGGTCTTGCAGGTCGACATCAATAGGAATTACAGCATCGCCGCTTGCATGGTCTAACCCTGCAAATAAGGCTGGTTCTTTACCAAAGTTGCGTGTAAATGACAGCGGAACAACTAGCGGGTCTGAAACAGCCAGCGCGTTAATAATTGACTCTGTGGCATCTTTACTTCCGTCATTTATGAATACAATTTCTACTTCATATGGCTTCAACTCTTGGAATTCACGTACCGTTTTATAGAAAACAGGTATCGCTTCTTCTTCATTGAAGACAGGAACGACAAGAGATATTTTCATTTCGCATCCCTAAAAACAATGAACTTTGAATAGACGAAACCGCACACCAGACTGATGGCGGAGAAGGTGATAAGAGTAACTATTGGAGGAAGTGAGCATTTATCAGCAGCCCAACCAACAATCGCACTCAATATTCCCATGAATCCCACGTATAACATGTAGCGTATCGCTGTAGTCGATGCTTTGATGTGAATCTTGCATTCGCGAAGAAGCTAAAGCTCACAGCTACTACGAAACCTGTGAAGTTTGCCAGGGCCTGACTGGTATGCGCGGCATAGATACATACACCAAAAACTACCCAGTGTATAAGTGTATTCAGCACACCTATAGATGTGTACTTTACAAATAACTTTAACATTTATTTAATCAATGAGTTCTGAAAGTCATGAAGTCTATCATCCAAGTCTCAATTGATCGATATTTGCTGTGTCTGATGAGACAAAACTGAGACACATAAGGCCTCGCAATGGCTTGCAAGGCTTTACATGTTTTGATTTAGTGGGACGTGTGAGCGCAGTGTTGATGGGGTAATGCTTTGAATTAGAAGCGGATTCTTATAATTCGTAATGCGAAGGTCGTAGGTTCGACTCCTATTATCGGCACCATTTAAATCAATAAGTTACACATCATTAGTACCTTCCTTATTTCTTGACTGGGACAAATTTGGGACCGATGGGTTCAGAATCGAGTCTATTTGCCGTGCGTGTTCGGTAAGGTGATTAGGTGCGAGGTGAGCATATCGACGAACCATTTCGATAGACTCCCAGCCTCCCATTTCCTGTAACACTGATAACGGGACTCCGGCTTGAACCAGCCAACTTGCCCAGGTGTGTCTCAAGTCGTGAAATCTGAAATCATCAATACCAGCCCGTCTCAGCGCCGCTTTCCAGGTTGTGTTTGCGTCATACCGCATCTTCCTTACTGTTGGCGCTTTCGTTCCGTCTGGTTTGGTACAGCTTTCCTTGTACACAAATACCCAACGGTGATGATTTCCGATTTGTTTTTCAATACGCGACATGCAGTATCATTCAGCGCAACGCCAATTGCGCGGTTTGATTTACTCTCTTTGAGGTGTACTGGCAATAGCGGACACTACCATTTGTTCTTTTTTAAGCAGCCATCTGATGATATTTTTCCCTGAAGGCTGCCGGGGAGATATTCCCCAGACGAGAGTGACGACGCTGACGATTGTAGAAAATCTCAATGTATTCCCGTATTACTGAGATGGCTTCATCCCGGTTATTAAAACGATAGTGGCTCAGGCTCTCATTTTTCAGCGTTCCCCAGAAGCTTTCCATCGGAGCGTTGTCGTAACAGTTACCTTTACGCGACATTGATGTTTTCAGACCAAACTGCTCCTGTATGACCCGGTAATCGTATGCGCAGTACTGTGAACCTCGATCAGAGTGGTGGATTAGCCCGGCAGGTGGGCGCTGGCTCCTGAGCGCCATAAACAGGGCTTTACCTGTCAGCTCTTTTGTCATGCGCTCTCCCATGGCGTAGCCGACAATTTCGCACGTATAAACATCTTTGATGCCAGCGAGGTACAACCATCCCTCCTGTGTGGCAACATACGTCAGGTCCGCCACCCAGACCTGATTTGGTGCTGTAGGAGCGAACGTCTGGTTCAGCAGATTTGGCGCAACTGGCAGATTGTGGTTCGGGTTCGTAGTCGCTCTGAACTTGCGTTTCTGCTTACAGCGTAGCCTTAGCTCCTTACGAAGACGTGCCAGTCGGTCACGACCAACGATGATGCCATTCTCTGCCAGCTCCGTCTGGAGCCGCCGGGTTCCATATGTTTCGCGAGTGCGGA